GCTTCGGGCTGGGGCGAAATAGAGCGGTTAGCCATAACTAACTTACGGGATTCAATGGTTAGTTATAACTAACTCACATTTCAGAGCAAAAAAGTTTGTTAAAATTTTAACAAGCGAGCTCGGCGGCGCCCTGGCCGCGACCCGCCGCAGTCAAATAAAAAAAGAAAAGGGGCTTGCGCCCCCTTTCTTATTTTTTAAAAACGTTTACATATTTTCTTTCATAAATTTCATTCATCTCTTCAAAGGAAACCTCAACACATCTTACATTTAACCATCCTTCTTCAATAGTATTGATATATTTTCGTGCATCTTCCTTTGTGAGGAAAAGTCCTAAGTTATTGAAAGTAACAGTGTATTCAGTCTCATCAGCCTCAGACTGAATATAGTCGATCTTGATAACTAAGTACATCTTTTCAGGTTTTACAAAATTAATATCTTTCATTTTTTTACTTCCTTTCTTTTGGTTGTCTCTTGCTTTGTTTGTACCTTTATTATAAGCTATCTATCCTTGTTTGTCAAGCCTTTTTATGTATTTATTTTAGTACAATGTATAAACATGAATGTTTATACATTCGTTAAAACTTTAACAATCTTGCTACTGTGTGCCCTTGAGTTAGTCATGACTAACCGCTTGCTCACTTTCGTGACTTACTGGTTAGTCATGACTAATTCACTTTTCTCTGCGAATAAGTTTGTTAAATATTTAACAAGCGAAATCGAGCAAGAGCTGGTCGCCTTCGTCGACCAGCTTTTTTAATTATTTAATTAATTTAATTAACTAAATAAAATTAATTAATTAAATTAATTAAATAAAAAGTGTGTTAAACTTTTAACACACTTTAGTGAAGTGCAATGCTGCAGCGGCGACGCGCTAATGCGCTAAAAAAAATCGTGAAACATTTAACAAGCCAAAGTTCGGCGCGCCATGCCCGTCGGCGCGCCGAGTGCCTATATTAGTAACTATCGCAAGAGCTGACTATATTCTTTGGCATAGGTAAGTGTGTAGTCTCAATGCATCTATCTATATATTTATATATATTATAATATATATAATTATATACATTCATTATGTTATATACTATCATTGTTGCTTTGCTTCTATTGCTCTTGTTGATCGTTGTTTAGTTGCTTCCTTGCTGGCTTCCTCTTCTGTGTCGTGCCTGCCTGTCTTTCCCCTAGTGTAACAAAAGACTGTTTATTTAACTTATTACTATTTTACAAAAGAAGAAAAATAGAACGGAGATAGTAACTATTTAGCCATTCTCTTGTTGTCAACTATCTAGTTACTATGTTTGATACAATAGAGATAAATAATATATAGATATATACTATAAAGAATAATAAACATATTTATCCACCTTATATATATAGTAATCTCTATTACATACAAAAATGTATTACTATAATAGTTTATTATAACAACAAAAGCAGCGATAGACAAAAGACAATAGCATTAAACTATTGTCCTTGTATCTTTTCTATTATGATTATTTTTAATAAGATTATTCTTATCTACTAATTAGATTAAACCAATTCTTATCTAATAATATATTTATAATTAATTGTGTGCAGCGGCTGTTGTGCTAAGTCATTGGCTTGATGATTGTGCTTTCTAGGCGGGTGTCTGTCCATTACGTCTCGAAGCAAAGCACATAAGCTACAGGCCATTAGCCATACTTTTTTTCCGTATAAGAAAAGTGGGGGGTGTGTTTTGGGAAAAATTTAACAAAGTAAGTGAAAAAGAAAATGCCCTCGACATTTCCCTCTCCAAAAGTTTTTTAGAAATTAAAAAACGACAAAAGTTTTTTAGAAATTAAAAAACGATAAAAGTTTTTTAGAAATTAAAAAATGATAAAAATAAATACCCACACGCACATCCAAATCCTTTTTCGATAAAACGATGTACCTTATCCCTCAGTTTCAATTATTACCAACGTACTAGACGATGATAAATCTTCAAGCATAGAACAAACTTCTCTTAAAATAAAAGCATCATATTCTTCACAATGATAATCAGGATATGTATAATACATATAATCTGATGCATTAGGCTCCGTATACTCAAAGCCCTCCTCATCCTTCTTGGGCTGATTTTTACCAAACTTTAATTCTTTTTCAGCCATCGCCGCATAAACAATAGGAGAAACAGTATCATAAAATCCCTCAAACCATTTACCCTTAGCTTCATATGCTTTTACATCATTAATTAAAAAATATCCACTCTTAATAAAACTGCCTTTCGGTAACTCATCAACTGGCAGGTATTTAATCGTTCCTAAAGTCTTTTTACCTTGCCAGTCTTCCTCCTCAAAGGCCGCCCGCAACTCATCAGAAACTTCAGACTCTTGAATTTCATAAAATCTCCTATGAAGCGGCGAAGCAAAAGACCTTGAATCACTGATCGCCGCCCTAAGCTCTCCTTTATTGTCAAAAGGCCCCAAGGGATAAATCTTACCATCTAATTTATATCCTACATAATAATTATAATAATAACTCATTATTTATTTTTACCTTTCTTTATTGGGCGCATATCAATCGGAAATCGAATCATTCTATTCATTCCTCAAATCTTTTAGTTTTGGAAAGTCTTTCATTACCTCTTGAATACCATCATTCAATCCCTTTGCATATCCTCTCATATATGGATTGTTTTTTATATCATTAATAAACCATATAATTGTCATTGTTATAATCCCACCAAAGAACGCTATTCCTTCACTCATTCGCTTTCACCTTCATACAATTCTAACATTTACATTTTGCTTCTCTTGCTTTGACGTGTCTCATCAAAACACCTCTAACATCATCAACGTTTACAAGTGTCATATCATCGCCCTTACACAGCTTATATGTTTGAAGTTTACCAAGCTCATCAACCACACTGCTTATATCATCGAACACAACTTCAACCGGAATGTTAAGTTTCATTATTTCCACCTCTTAGTTTATATCCACAATTAGGACAATAGTTATATCCATCACGGATATCAATAAGCTGACCGCAGTTTGAACATTTACCATGCGGATGCGGGTTTATTAAATAAGCAATTTTTTGCGGCGCAGATGGCACCTTTTCTTCATCCGCAAGAATTTCAATTGCCTGTCCTTCTGATAAGCCATCAATCAATCCCCATGTTTTAATCGCATTAATCGCCACCCGCCTATAAATTACATCATCTTTTTGCATATTACAAACCCCATTTTATCCATTAACGTAATCGCCTCTTGATGCCAAGCTACAAAATTATAAGTTGTATTTTCTGACATTATTTTTGCAAAGTCTTCTGCGGTTACTGGCTTATACTCCGGCTGTTCGATGGTCGGCATAGCATCTATATCCTCTTTTCTTGCAGCTATAATCCCTGTGCCATAATAGTATGCATATCGATTTGTGTCCTCACTATCAATTGAGTCATATATAATATCATCTGCATCAATTAATCTCACTATCATCACCTCATAATACTATTAACAATATTGCCACAAAACACAAAAACATAAGCCAATAAACCGCATGTCCTACAATTGCAATAAGCAGAACGAAAACAATGCTGGTTAGAATAATGAATCCTATTAGCTGTCTCATACGCTATTACCTCATGTATCTTTTTCTCCTTTTGTAATTAAAGTGACAATTGGAATGCCAGGAATCGAACCTGGTCTAACGGACTCTCCGCCGTGCTGTCCATTACACTACATTCCAAGCTACTGATTTTATACCATATCTGTTCTCGGCTGATCAAACCGTCACCACCGCCACACTGTTAGACCCTCAACAATAGCAACCAATCAGTAGGGTGGATTATTGCGAACCTGCGACCCACCAGCGCGACTCCTTTGATTTCTCCTTTATCTAGAATAGGATGCGGCGCAGCGACGTAACTGCGCAGTGGCTGTTTCTCTGCTGACGTGACCAACGCCCGTACATTTTAATAACGTCAAATGTACAAATCCGGCTACCCCTGGCAAGGATTTGCACCCTGCATAGCAGTTTTATCAGATTTTACACTGCCAACTATTCATCGCGTCTACCTATTCCGCCACGGGAGTAATTGGAACGGCGGGAGTTGAACCCACACCAAGGATTTTTGTCTGCGTATGTCATGACCTTCAACATGACTGAAGCTCTACCATTAAGCTACGTTCCGAAATAGTAGGAGAGAAGAGATTCGAACTCTCATGAACTATATTCCACAGGGTTTGAGCCTGATGCGTCTACCAATTCCGCCACTCTCCCAAACGACGAGACATTTTAAATTGTCTCGCCCAACTAATATATAACAATAAGAAAGATATTTAATTAATTGACAATATATACATTTGCATATTGTCTGCCAAAGTTAATACAAGTATCTGGATCCCCCATATAAATATCAATTCCATTACCTGGCATTCCACCGCGGTCTTCAACAACATAATATCCATATCCCTCAATATAAATTTGAGTTCCCATAGGAAGAGTATTACAAGCTACCGTGTATCCAGCGGTTGGATAATTTCCATTTGCACATGGATTACCAGTCCATTCATATGCGGTTAAATCACAATAATCAAAATAAGTAAGTGCGGGATCGCTGGTTGTTGACGTCTCTGAACTAGTGTAATATTCTTCAGAGCCAGACGAATCGGGTTCATAATCTGCGCTTGCCGCCTGTAAAGTTTCAATAATAGGCTTTTCATCAGTTAAATATTCAGACCAAATAAAAGCATACTCTCCATTAAATTCAATTAATTCCCAATAATTTTCTGTTTCATTTTCTGACCTAATTCCAATTCTTTTAACTTCGGTTCCATAAGCAATAGCAGCAATTGGCTCTTTTTCTGTTGTAGGAATATCTCTAACATTTAAACCAATTTTTGCATTAACATACATTGTCGCTGCATCTTTTTCTGTTGTTTTATTTAATTCAAATAGTTTAACTAAAGCTCCCTCAGATTCCATTTTTCCTAAAATAACATATTTATCGTCTTGCTCTTGAACCTCAACTTTTGTAACATTTTTAAAATCCGTAAGCGGCTCAGCTGCAAAACAAGAAAAAATTGTTGTTACTGTCACTATTGATGCAGCGGCCGCACAAAAAATAATTTTTATAATATTTTTCATAATTTTATTTTTCTCCTTTTTTATTTAATCAATTAAGTCTGGATGCTGTTGAATTAATAATGATAAAATTTCATCATATTCATTGATAATTAAATATAAATTTCTAATTGCAAACACTTCAATAATTGAAGATATAATTAAAAAAATTACTGCTAATGAAGTTAATGATATTGTAATTATCATTTTTATACTTCTTTCTTCTGAGGATATCTCGGATATTTTAAATATCCATATTTTTCAATTCTATTTAATGTTTCACGGTTTGAATGTAAGTATTCTGCAATTTTTTTGTTATGATAATTAGTTCTTTTTACCTGTGCGCGAAATTCAGCTAGTCTCATTCCATAGTTTACATCCCATTTATCTTCTGGACTACATTTTGCGATTCCAACAAAAACAAGCTTATCCATATATTCAGGAGGGTCAAGCTGATATTTCTCATATGCACTTAAACCTTCATACTTTTCTAATGTTCCTAAAACATCATTACGAGTAGTAATAATGCAAGCGATAGTTCTTTTTTCTTCGTTAATTGAAAAAGTTGTTTCAATAAGTTTTGTTTTCATATTTTTTCTCCTTTAGTTTCTTTTGTCATAAATTACATATAAAATAATGTAAAAAATTCTTGTGCTGAAAAAAGTTGTCCATGTTTATTTTCGCCAATCACTAGATAATTGTCATTATCTGTATATTTGTAAGAATATCTATGATCTTTTTTAAAATAATCATTGTTAAAACGCATATTATATACGGCTAATATAGTGTAATTATTTGATATCATTTTTTTACTCCTTATTTAATATAAATCCTAATTTAGATAAATTTCATACTAATCCTCTGTTGCGGCAGTATATCCATCTTTAAAACCATCTGCATATCTATTGTCTAGCTCATGTTTATCACCAAGTGCAAAAAAACATCCCATACATAGCGAGCCAGCCCCGCAGCCAATAATAAAACTTATAATTAAGAATATTATATTCATATTTATATTAGTCCTTTCTTTTGTATATATATATTATACTTTATTTTTTTTAAAAAATCAAATAAGGTCTATTGAATCTAGTTGATTTTTGAAAATTTTTGTGATATAATTATAATATGAACGAATTGAAAGGAGTTATTAAATGGATAATCAAGATAATAAAATAAAACTTGATTATACAATAACTGATCCTGTTTAGAGAAATAAAATTGTTTATAAAATAATTGAAAATACACCTAAAGAACAATTAACACCTTACTATTTAGAGGAATTAACTAAATATTTGGTTCAAGATACTACTTCAAAAAAAGAAAAAACAATTTTAACTGACAATAGGATGGTTACTGTTAACAAACGCGAAGTTTCTTTTTAGGGACTGGTTTCGAAATTATAGAATGGAGAAGACGGAATTTATACGTTTATGACTGGTGGAGATAAAAATATTTTATTTATTCCAAAAATTGAAATAACAGAAGATGATATTCAAACCATCCCAGGTTTAAAAGAACTTAGAGAATAGATAAAAAAAATATAGGCTCAACAGAAGGCGGCTAGGGGTAAAAAGAAATTTTTATTAACAAAGCAACTTATTGAAATGCGGCAAGATCAATATGTATTAAAAAGTGCTTATAAACCGCCTATTACTACAACTAAGTTAACTAAAAGTAACAATAAAATAGATTTAACTTAGCATGTAACAATTGATAAGAATGGAGAGCCAGTAAGTGATGCATTAATTTCTTTTTTTAATCCAGAACATATTAGTGCATTACTTTGCAATTATTCTAAATTAAAGTAGGATACATGGAGTTCTTTTGATAATGATATGTATTATTTAATGAATGATTTAGATGATTTAGCAGATAAAGCATTAAAGTATAATTATCCAATATTATATTCTATTATGATTTATAAAATTGATGGATTGTCAAATAAAGAAATTTTACAATAGCTACAAAAAGAATATAATAAAACATATTCTATTGAATATTTATCTGCATTATGGAGAAAAAAAATTCCAAAGATTATTGCAGAACAAGCTAAAGAAGATTGGATAGTTTGGCATTATACAATAGAAGAAAAAGGTAAGTGGAAAAGATGTTCTAGATGCCATTAGATTAAATTAGCTCATCCTTATTTTTTTACAAGAAATAAAACATCTAAAGATGGATTTTACAGCTTATGTAAGACCTGCCGCAATAAGAAAAAGACTGGTCAAAAGTAATTTATAAAAATATAAGTTTTTTTTAAATATTAAAGGAGGTTTTTCATTATGAAAGGTGTTTAGCCAGGAAAAGATGGAAAAATTGTTTGTAAAAGATGCGGGAAGCGTATGGCAAAAATAAATTTTTATACGTATCGAGACGGAAGTCAATGTTAGATATGTAAGCCTTGTTTAACAGCGCATATAGACAATTTTGATGTAAGCACTTTTGAATGGATTTTAAAAGATATGGATGTTCCATATATACCAGCTGAATGGAATGTTTTAAGAGATAAGGCTTTTGCTAAAGATCCTTATAAAATGAATGGAATGTCCGTTATTGGAAAATATTTAGCTAAAATGAAGTTAAAACAATGGAGTAAATATCATTATTAGGACTCTGAAGCTTTACAAAAATAGGCCATGGATGCGGCGGAGGTTGAAGAACAAGCTATCGCCGAAGAAAAAGCTAAATATGAAGCTTAGCTTAAAACTAAATTAAATTAGGGTTAGATTTCTTTAGCTGAATATCAAACTTTAGTAAGTACAGAAACTCAAAATTAGGAATTATATGATGGTAAGTGGGGAAATGAAATAACTGGATAGGTAAAAAGAGGTAAGGCATCTACGCCGTCTTCTTTTGTTTCAAATCCATCTTCTTATGAAGAAGCTTTGAATCAGATTAAAAACCCTTATCAAGAAAATAATTTCTTGCCAGAAGAAGATTTAGTTGATTTAGGAGCGGATTTATCTAAAGATGATAAATTATTTTTAGCTATGAAATGGGGACGTCTTTACAGACCTAGCCAATGGGTTGCTCTTGAAAAATTATATAATGATTTTATGAATTCTTTTGATATTCAAGGGGCGGGCCGTATAGATACTTTAAAAATGATTTGTAAAACATCTTTAAAAATGAATTAGGCTATTGATTGTGGAGATATAGATTCTTATCAAAAGCTTTCTAGGGTATATGATGCCATGATGAAATCAGCAAAATTTACAGAAGCACAAAATCGAGATGGAAACGGAGATTCAATAGATTCAGCTTCCGCAATAGTAGACTTTGTTGAAGCTAATGATGGAGCTATCCCAAGATATGAATGTAAAGAACCACAAGATTTAATTGATAAAATTATTTTAGATTTAAAAGAATATAATAGAAGTTTAATTTATGAAGATAAATCATTAGCACAAGAGATTGAAAAATATCTACAAGATAAGAAAAATTCAGAGGCTATGAGAAAAGATCGACAACAAGCTTATTAGCATGGTTTATTAGATATAGAATTACAAGATGAAGATTTTATGAATTTTAAAGATCAACAGCAAGCTATGAAGATTCACGATGCTTAGTTGGATGATTTAATAATTGAACATGAGGCTGAAGAGAAAAGGGTGAAACATTAATGAGTTTACAAGAATTATTACAATTATCTTCAGACAAAGAATATAAAAAACAAGGTATTTCTTAGTAGCGATTAAGAGAAGATTTACCAAAATTAAAAAAGATTATTGCTTATTTTAGATAGTATCCAGATATTTTTGTAGATTTTATAAAAGGGAAAGATAGTACTTTTTAGTTTTTATTTTATCAAAGGATATTTTTAAGAATTGTAATGCGGCATAGATATGTATATGCAACATTCCCACGTGCCTATTCCAAATCTTTTCTTTCAATGATGGCATTGATGATAAGATGTATATTATACCCTAATTCACATTTATTTGTAACAACTGGCGGTAAAGAGCAGGCCGCAAGTATTACAGTAGCAAAGATTGAATAGATATGTAAATTAATCCCAGGATTAAATAATGAAATTAATTGGGATCGAGGCGTTTCTACAAAATCTAAAGATAATGTAAAGTATGTGTTTAAAAATGGTTCTTCTATTGATATATTAGCGGCTAGGCAATCTTCAAGAGGTCAGCGTAGAACTGGTGGATTAATGGAGGAATGTGTTCTTATTGATGGAGATATCTTAAATGAAGTTATTATCCCTACAACAAACGTTGATAGAAGATTATCTGACGGTAGTAGGCATAAAGAAGAAAATGTTAATAAGAGTCAGATTTATATCACTACAGCGGGGTGGAAAAATAGCTTTGCTTATTAGAAATTAATAGAAATATTAATTAATTCAATTATAGACCCCTCTGAGTATATGATAATGGGTGGAACCTATGAAACTCCTGTAATTTCTGGCCTTCTAGATTAGGATTTTGTAGATCAATTAAGGTTACAAGGAACCTTTAATGACGAATCTTTTAATAGATAGTATAGAAGTATTTGGTCAGGCGATGTTGAAAACGCATTCTTTTCTTCTGAAAAATTTGATAAATATAGAGTTTTATTACAACCTGAAAATGAATATAGCGGTCGATCATCAAAAAATTCTTATTATGTTTTTGGTATTGATGTTGGCAGAGTTGGTTGTACAACATAGATTTGTGTATTTAAAGTGACTCCTCAAATTCAAGGATTTTCTATAAAAACATTAGTTAATATTTTTACTTATTAGGCATAGCACTTTTAGACTCAAAGTATTAATATAAAAAGACTTTATTATAAATTTCAACCAAAAAGAATTGCAATAGATGCGAATGGATTAGGTATTGGATTAATTGATTATTTAGTTAAATCACAAGAAACTGATGATGGAGATTACTTGCCTTCTTTTGGTGTTTTTAATACAGATTAGTATCCAGAATACAAACAATATCGAACCGATGACACAGAAAGAGATGTGCTATTTTTAATTAAAGCAAATGCTCCTATTAATACTGAAGCATATAGTTATGCACAAACTCAAATGTATAGTGGTAAAATTAGATTTTTAATTGATGAAAGTTTAGCAAAAACTAAATTAATGTCTACTAAATTAGGCCAAAATATGAATATTGATGAAAGAAATCTTTATTTAAGACCTTTTATGTTAACATCTATTTTAAAATAGCAAATGTTGAATTTAGTAGAAGAAAATGAGGGCGTCAATATTATTTTAAAACAAAGTAATAGAAGTGTAAGAAAAGATAAATTTTCTGCTTTTATTTATGGACTATATTACATTAAACAATAGGAAGAGTTAAGTAAAAAAAGAAAAAAAAGAAATATATCAGATTTTTTATTTTTTACTCCAAGTTAAGAGTTAGGTCAAAGTTTATTAAAATTATTTTTTATTTTTTTATATATTTATAGCAAAGGAGAAAAATATGCGAGCATCTAGAGGTTAGATAAAAATAGAATAGATATTAAAATAGTCTGGGTTAGAGTTCGCAGAAGAATACTCTTTTCCGGATTTAGTAAGTAATACAGGTCGCCCGCTAAGATTTGATTTTGCAGTTTTTGATGACGAACATAATATTGATTTTTTAATTGAATTTCAAGGTATTCAACATTATGAAGCAAAAAGCGTTTTTGGTGGTTATAGTGGATTAAGAAAACAGCAATACTATGATATGAAAAAAAGATAGTATTGTACTAATCATAAAATAACATTGGTAATTATTCCCTATTGGGATGAAGGACGAGTTAATTATGATTATATTATGCGGGCAGCTGGGTATTAAGAAGGAGAGGTATCTAAGAATTGATTAATCGTGTAGCTTAGATTAAGAAAAAAGGTTTTAATATGACCGAAGCTGAAGAATACCAAATTCCTAGTTCCGCAAATGGCTTTGTTCCTATTGATTTTTCTAAAATTAGAGTGGGTGTAAAAACATTATCAGATGCCACTTTAAAATTAGGAGACTTATATAGAATAAATCCAGTTTTAGCTGATAAAACATAGGTTCTTAGAGCAATACACTCTTGTAATTACGATAAAATGAGAGATATTTCAAATTTCTTTTATAAAACAAGTGGTATATATCAACGTTTATGTCGTTATATGGCATATATGTATAGATATGATTGGTTAGTCACTCCATATTATGCAGATAATATGAAATCAGAAAAAATACTAGAAGGTTTTAGAAAAGTATTATTATATTTAGATAGTTTTTAGATAAAAAGATTATTTGGTTAGATTGCTTTAAAAGTTATTAGGAATGGTTGTTATTATGGATATTTAATTCATCAATCCAATAAAGTTGCTATTCAATAGCTTCCTCCAAAATATTGTCGTTCAAATTTTATCGTTAATGGACAGCCCGTGGTAGAATTTAATATGCGATATTTTTTAGATGCTTTTGGTAGTACTGAGCAAAGAAATCGGATGTTGCAATTATTTCCTCCTGAATTTAAAAAGGGTTATCAGCTTTATCGTCAAGGAAAATTAAAACCTGATTATCCAGGAGATGATTCTGGATGGTATATGCTTGATGTTCAATCAACAATTAAATTTAATTTAAATGGATAGGATTTTCCACCGTTTATTTCTGTAATTCCAGCAATTTTGGATTTAGATGCAGCTCAAGAGTTAGATAGAAAGAAAATGGCTCAACAATTACTAAAAATTATTATTCAAAAAATGCCAATTGATAAAAATGGAGATTTGGTATTTGATGTAGATGAAGCTCAACAGCTTCATAACAATGCGGTAAATATGTTATCTAAAGCCATTGGAATTGATGTTTTAACAACTTTTGCAGATGTAGAAGTTGCGGATATGTCAGATAATAGATCAACGACATCTGCGGATGAATTGTAGAAAATTGAAAGAACTGTTTACAATGAGGCCGGCGTTTCACAAATGCAATTTAATACAGATGGAAACATCGCTCTTGAGAAATCAATTTTAAATGATGAAGCATCAATGTGGAATTTAATTCAACAATTTGAAACTTTTTTAAATATTTTATTAAAGCCTTATAATTTAAGTCCTAAAAAAATTTTGTATAAAGCACAGATTTTACCAACTACAATTTATAATTATAAAGATTTAGCAAAACAGTATAAATAGCATACTCAATTAGGTTATTCAAAGATGCTTCCACAAATTGCATTAGGACAAGCTCAAAGCGCAGTATTGGCAACAGCCTACTTTGAAAATGATATATTAGATTTAGTTAACGTATTTATTCCTCCGTTAATGTCTAGTACAATGAATGCAGAAGTTTTAAATAAAGGTGATGGCGGCGAGGCTGGTAGGCCAGAAAAAGCAGATGATGAAAAATCAACAAAAACCCTTCAAAATAAAGAATCTATGAGTTAATTTTTTAAAAAAAATATGGACAAAAGGTATTAAAATATTATCTTAATTTTTTATATAAAATAAGGGTTGAAAGGAGAAAAGAATGCATCAGTCGATTGCAACTATAGATTCTCCATAGTTTTTAAATCTTTAGCCCTTAGATATTAATCCGTTAATGTCTAAATGTGAAATTAAAGTTTTATATATTGGAGAAAATCGAAATCATACTTTTATAAACTAGGCAACCGCAGCATAGATTGGTAAAACACTTCGTGGTGCGCCTATTGTTGGATATTATAAAAAAAATGTTGAAGATTATGCTGATCATGGAGAGAAAATTATTATTGATGATGAGGGAATAAAGTTTGAATGCCAAACTGTTCCTTATGGTTTTGTATCTCCTGATGCTCAAGTCTGGTTTCAAAATTTTGAAGATGAAGATTCTTATGGTAATATTGTTATACACAAGTATCTTATGACAACTGGTTATTTATGGACGGATCAATTTCCAGAATCCAGCTTACCTGTGAAATAGGGACGCCCGCAATCTATGGAAATTAAACCTGATTCAGTTTAGGGACATTGGGAAACCAACCCTAATACAGGAATAGATTTCTTTATTATAAATGATGCAGTTATTCAGAAACTTTGTATATTAGGAGACGAGGTTGAACCATGTTTTTAGGGAGCCTCTATTACTGCGCCAAATGTGAGTGCAAAATTTACATTAGACGATGATTTTAAACATACACTTTATAGTATGATGCAAGATTTAAAAAATGCTTTGAATGGAGGAGAGCAGCAAATGAAAGATCAAAATACTACTGTAGACTCTGAAATGCAAAAAGTAGAAACTACTTTTGAAAAACACGAAGACTCATCTACAGAAGAAAAAAATGAAAATGAAGAAGCTACTCCTGTTGATTATGTAAAGAAAGACTAGGAAGAGAAGAAGGAAGAGGCTTCAGATAGCGAAGAAGATGAATCTTCCTCTGAAGACTCCTAGGATACAAATGATAAAAAAGAGGATGAAAAAGACGAAGATGATGACAAGAAGAAAAATGCAAAGTATGAACTTCTTGAATCTGAGTTAAATGAATTAAAAGAGCAATATAGTGCTTTACAGGTTCAATATCAGTCTCTTGTAGATTTTAAAAATGAAATTGATAATCAGCAAAAAGATGCTCTTATCGCTGAATTTTTTATGTTATCTGATGAAGATAAACAAGATGTAATTCAAAACAAGAGTAAATATACACTTGATGAAATTAAAGCAAAATTATCTGTAATTTGTTTTGATAAAAAAATTAATTTTAGCTTATCAGAAACAGAAAAAGATGAAGCTGAGAAAGATGTAACAGTTTATAATTTAAATAATAATAAAAATGACAGTTTACCAGATTGGATCAAAGCTGTCAAAGAGCAAGAAAAACTTGGTTAATAAATTATTAGGAGGATGCTGAAAATGGCAATTATAATGGAAAGAAAAGGCTATGGACAGGTTGAGCCTAACCACCTTTCTGGTATTGTTACTGGTCAGATTTATGCACAGTTACCTGCTCATGTGAAAGTTGGTCAAACTGGTGCTGATTCTATTACTCAACTTGAACAGGGCCAATTTGCTAAGTATGACTATGCTGCGGGTGAGGTAAATTTCACTGGTGAAGGCGAGTTCATGCTTGTTTATAATGAAGAAAAACTTTATGATGAGAGAAAACGCGCTCATAAGGATTTTGTATATAAGACAGAAGATTTTACAGATACAAAAATTTATCCGCGTTTAATTAGAACATATGTTGGAGATATAATGACTACTAATACAATTGCAGTTGCGAATACTTCTGATACTGCTAAAGTTGGAACAGTAAGTCTTTCGGTTGGGAATTATTTACAAGTTGGAGCAAATGGTTTCCTTAATCTTGTAACTGGTTCAGGAAGTACCGCAGCAACTACAATGCCAACAACTGGTATGGTTTGGAAAGTTGTTAAAGAATATACAATGCCAGATGGTCAAGCTGGCGTAAAAATTCAGAGAGTTCAGTAATAAGGAGGAAAAAGATAATGGCATTAACAAAAGATCAGCTTATTCAATTAGCTAGGGCCAATGCTAGGGCTTCACTGAGACCTTCTGAATCATATTCTTTTGAAGGTGAAAAGCTTTCCGCAGAGGCTTTAAATAAAACATTTATTAAGGAGTTAAATGAACTTGGTTCTACTCCTCAGGCTTTTAGAGAAAATAAAAATCTTATTTATACATTAATAGAAGTGGGACTTACCGAAGTCCTTCCGCAAAAAGTGTTACAAGCTTATGGACAGTTTGCAGATGTTCGTACTTTTGCACAGGGAACTAAGCCTGTTTATAAGGTAAGAATTAGCTAGGCTTCTAAGAAACGTGCAAAACAGTTCGTTACTAGAGTCGGTCTTGCCGGTAGGTACGAAGTGTTTAAGCTAGATGGATACGAATTAGAAGTTCCAACAGCAGCTTACGGTGGAGCTTCCAGGATCGAGTGGGAAGAGCTACTTGATGGAAACATGACTATGAATGATTATTATAGTCTTGTTTTAGAAGGAATGGACGAAGCTATTTATCGTGAAATTGCGACAGCTCTTGTAGCTACTGTAAGTAAGATTCAGGCTAGAAACAAAACTGTTCAGACTAAGTTTGTAGAAAGCGCCATGGATCAGTTAATTATGACAGCAGATGCTTATGGTAAGAGTACTATTTATTGTACTTTTGAGTTTGCGGCAACTATGCTTCCGCCAGAGGCAAGATGGTCTGATAACATGAAGGAACAGATTTGGAATAATGGTTACTTTACAACTTATAAGGGACATAGCGTAATTGTTTTACCGCAGTCCTTTGAGGATGCAACCAACGCCAAAAAGGTTCTTGATCCATCTTATGCTTGGATTATTCCGACTGGTACTGAAAAACCAGTTAAGGTTGCTTTCGAAGGCGGCGCTCAGGTGAAATCTTTTGAGAACCGCGATTGGTCAACAGAGCTTCAGACCTATCAGAAGGTCGGTGTTGCAACTTATATACAGCATCCTGGCATTTGCGTTTATAGAAACACATCTTTACTTCAAGATGTAGCTATTATTCAAGATAATCAGGAATAATTAAAATAAAATAATGGGGAGGGTTTTTTAAATTCTCCCCTTATATCTTTATACTATGGAGATAAAAGGAGATTAATATGAGTATTAATAAGAATACATTAATTAAAGTTATGAATAAATTTTCTGGCAGTGTTGGATATGATGTGCCAGACTTAGGAGTTTATAGAAATTTTTATCCAGGAGAAACAAAAGAGGTTCCTTTTGAAGAGATTGAAAAATTATCTTATTCACCCGGCGGAATGATTATTTTAAAAGAGTATCTTGAAATAGAAAATAAAGAAGCTGCTAATAAAGTTTTTAACACAGAACCATAGCCAGAGTATTTTTATTCAGAAGAAGATATAAAATAGATTATGAAAAATGGTAGTTTAGATCAATTTTTAGATTTATTAGACTTTTCTCCTTATGGAGTTCAAGAAACAATTAAGGATCTTGCAATTTCACTTCCATTAAATGACGTTGCAAAAAGATAGGCAATTAAAGAAAAGTTAAATTTTGATATTGATAAAGCTATAGAAATTAAAAATACAAAATATGATGGGGAAGAAGAACCGTCTAATAATAATGCGAAAAAGGCTCAGCGAAGGACTGCCCCCATTACCACTCCAACTCCAACTGGCAGGAGATATAAACCTATAGAAAAATAATAAATAAAAGGAGCATAAATATACAATGAATAATAACACATCATTTTCACTTGTATATGATTCCTTCTTATCAAAAATTACAGACGATATGTATTTATAGTTAAATGAATTAGATACTTTTCGTATGTTATAGCAATTAATTTTATCTGCAATAGAAAAATTTGAATTTCCAAGGGTTAACTTAAATGATTATAATTTATTTGAGATTGCGGATGTTCGTATATATAATGGAGCAGAAAGTGACGGAGAGGATGCTGAAGCAATTATTTATTAGGGCGGAGAATTTAATAATCATTTAACACATTAGGAAATAAATATTATTGCTGTTTATATGATTGTGGAATGGCTAAGTCAGCAGCTTGCTAGTGTATAGAACACTAGAATGAAATATAGTGGTTCAGATTTTAAATTTACCTCTCAAGCAAATCATATGCAAAAATTATTGCAATTAAAAAAGGATTATGAAAGAGAAGGTTTTCATTTACAAAGACTGTATAAAAGAAGGGCTCCCGATTCCAATGGTATTTTAAGATCAACCTTTGACATTATTATGGCTCCTATTAACAGGGAGGCTTGATAATATGATATTGAAGTATAATATAGAAATAGATAATGATACAATTTATAAAAGATTAAAAGTTTTAATTAATCAAATTTATAAATTACTTCCGAATAGAGAATAGGGAGTGGATTGGAAAAAGCCTTTGTATACTATTATATAGGAGCTTGCGGGAATATACAGATTAACGAATTGCGGCTATTCAGAAATTTTTTTCCCATTATTTAATAAATTAGAGGGATTATATTCGTTAGAAAAATAGGCTGATTTTTTAAATTTTAGACGCTCTGTCTTTGAATGTTTAAATTTAATGAGTCTATTACAGGAAGAGCTATGTCAGAATTAGAAATGTTAAAAAAACGATTAAGATATCAGGGCGGAAATCAGTAGCAACGTTTTATAAAAGATAAACTTAATGGTTTAAAAAAGGCGCTGCTATATTCTTATCAAGCCGCAACCGCCATTTTATCTGATGGTCGTGAATATAGATGTTTAATTAATCCAGATAAAAACAAGCCTGCTTACGATAATAAAATTATTTCTATTCCTTTTAAAGATATTTGTTTAAATGCTCCTAAAGTTGGAAAAACTTGGCAAGGAGAAAGTTTTACTAATTTAAAAGCAGGAGATGTCTTTGAATGGAAATAGACTCATACTCATTGGCTTGTTTATTTAAGATATATATAGGAAGATGCTTATTTTCGAGCATAGATTAGAAGATGCGATCAATAGGTAAAAATTAATGATAAAAGTTATTGGGTTTATTTAAGGGGTCCCACTTAGACTTCTATTGAATGGACTCAAAAAGCTGGAGTAGAATGGAATACATTAAACTATTCTTTAGTTATGTATATAACAGCAGAACAAAATACTAATGAATATTTTGAAAGATTTAAAAAGGTAAAAGTTTTAGATCCAAGATATAACACCTAGAAAACTTGGCAAGTTGTTGGGGTAGACCCGTATTATGGGGATGGAATTATTCAAGTTTTTCTTGATGAATATTTTGAAAATCCTATTGCTGATGCGGTTGCCGCCTAGAAGAAAAAGTAGCCAAGCGGTGACATCCCAGATTAGACCACTGCATATATTCAGGGTCCAACCTAGGTTCAACAATATAGTAAAGCATACTATGAAATTCATAATGCGGAAAATGGACATTGGTATTTAAAATGGAAAAATAAAGAACAAGATTTAAAGAGTGATTTAAATATTGTTCCTCTTAATGTTTCTATTGGAGAGTTAGGAACTTTTACATTAATTTATAGAAGATAGGATCAAGAAGATATTACATTAGAGGTGTCTATTGTTCCTTTATAATTTAATAAGGATATAAAAGGAGCAAGCAAAAATGAAAAGGGATTTGGCATTAAAACCGATCGATTTTACTTCATCTTTTCTTTCTTGCGAAAAAGATTTATAGATAATTTTAAGAAAACTGTTTATTGAAAGTCAGCCATATAGCAACGATTTAAAACGATTATTAGTAATTAATACAAAAGATTGTTTAGATAATAAAGAAAGTTAGATTTATACTAATGCTATAAAAGATATGAGTTTAGCAAAACTTAGAGAAAAAGGTTATATAAAATTAGAGCCGAAAGTAAAAATGTCATAGCATGAAGATGTAAAAAGTTATTTAATTTTTTCTTTTGATAATTTTGTAACTAATAGAAATAATCCACAATTTAGAGATTGTCATGTTTTTATTGATGTGCTTTGTCATACTGATTGTTGGGATCTTGGGGACTTTAGAGTAAGACCTTTAAAAATTTGTGGTTATATAGATGCTATTTTAAATAATTGCAGGCTGTCGGGTATTGGAACCTTTCAATTTTTAGGTTGTAATGAGTTGGTTCTTGATGAAACTTTATCCGGATATACTTTAAGTTATGCGGCCATCCATGGAACAGATGATTTACTTCCTTCAAGCCACGATTGGATGAAACGATGATTGATGAATTACTATTGTTATCAGGAAATGATATTCCTTTTCCAATGGCTAGATTGACAATTCATCAACCAAAAATTAAAGAGATTGCTTATATTACAGAGTCGAGGTTTTGGCCAGGTTGTTAGTTTTTAAAATTTGATAAAGATCTTTTACCAGAATAGGACAAAGTTAATTTATTGAATCGATCTAATTTTAATATATTATTGTCAATGATTCAAGAGAAAACTCTTGAATCACAGAATGCTCGTATAAACGTATTATCAGTGTTAGCTTTAATTTTTCCATAGTATAAAATTTCACTTACTAAATAGATAATACAAATACAGCATATTTAGACTGAAGAAATTTTTAAAATTGATGAAAATAATTTTGAAAATTTTAAAGAAATTTTAATTAATATTTTTGTTTTAAAAGATGGTGAAAATAAATAGTATAATCCATAGGGAGATTTAGCTAAAAAAATTGCGAATAAAATAAAAAAAGGTCGCGAACAAAAGGCGAAGCTGGCGCCGCAAACAAAAATAGCTATTCTTAGTCGTTATGTTTCAATATTAGCAGTTGCATAGCAAAAAGATATAAATACTTTAATGAATTATACTGTTTATCAATTAATGGATGAATTTAATCGATATATTTTGAAGCAAAGGTATGATACCTGGGAAAGATATAGAATTGCGGGGGCTACAAATATGTAGGATCCCGAAGACTGGTTGAAAGATATCCATTAGAAATAAAATAAAAACATAATTAATAATTTTTGTATAAAAATATAAGGAGGAAACCCAAATGAAATTTGGTGTACGCGAAATTGCTAACGTAGTGTTTAAGGCAAAAAACCAACAGAAAATCGGTCCTTATACATTTGAAAAAGGTCAACCCGTGTTTTATCTTGACACTGCAAAAACATCTTCTATGGAAGGCGCTGCAACAACAGTATATGCAACAGGTGGCCGTGGTAATACTCGTTTAATTGCTTGGGAAGGTGAAAAGACTCTTACTTTCACAGTTGAAGATGCTCTTCTTTCTCCTGTAAGTTTTGCCATGCTTTCTGGTGCGGGTGTCATTAAAGGCGCTGCAAATTCTAATAAATTCGTTCACTTCCATCAAACCACAAATGCAGTTATTGGTAATGGAGAGATTGATCTTGACGATGCTTTAGAGGCTGGTGAAAAGATTTGTCCAACAGCTCCAATTTATGTTATGAAGCTTGACTCTCATGGAGATATTACTGGTGAAGTTATTAAGGACTGGACTGTAGATACCGGAGGAAGAAAGCTTACTCGTGCTTCCGGTGCTTCTGCCGTAACTGGTGCTGTAATGGTTGATTATTATGTACTTAAGAATGAAGGCGCAGTTTCTGAGCTTCAGATTGATGCTGGGACATTCGGTGGTTATTACTATGTTGAGGCCGATACATTATTTAGACGTCAGTCTGATGGTAAAGATTTACCTGCTAATCTTACATTCCCGAATGTTAAGATTCAGTCTAACTTTACTTTCTCAATGGCGGCAACTGGAGATCCTAGTACATTCACATTTACCATGGATGCATTCCCTGGTTTCACATACTTTAATAGAACAAATAAAGTTCTTTGTGCAATTCAAGTAGTTGATGATGCAACAGAAGCTAAGAATGAAGCTAAACCGCTATTCCCGCACCCAACTGGTTTTAATATTGACGAATCTATCAAAGATTCTGTTGATGGAAACAGTGAAGGCGAGACAGACGACGCTCAAAGCTGATAAAAAAATAAAAAGAATAAGGGGGTTATTATTTTATAACCCCCTGTTTTTTGTTATTGGCGGTGATAAATATTGAGCGAAACAAATAATGATTTTAATAAGGAAGCATAGGTTATTTTACAAAACCTACAGGATATTTTAAATGAAAAAGATAAACAGGTTTTGTTAAGTCTCAAAATAGTTTGTAAAAATTTTATGTCTTTTTATAATAAATATTATTTAAATTTAATTAAAAACCGTAAAGAACTTTAGCAACACAAACAAAATCTAAAAAAATTACGGCAAGATCCTGATAAAAAATTAGAGTCATTAAGAGATACAGTAACTACTACAATTCAAAAGTCAGTAATATCTGCAAATAATGCTTCTCGACAATTAGAAAATTTATCAACTGGTTTTAAAACAGTATTTTTAAAAATATTAGGTTATGATTTTGTCCAACAGGTTGTAGTTGAGAATGAGGACGAAGATTATAAGCCTATTATTTTACAATTAGATGATTTTAAAGCTATGGGTTCTTTTATAAAAGATTCAACAGCTGATTTTCAAGGAAAATTAAAAACAAATCAAGATATATTAACTACTATTCAAAATAAAAATAGTCATAATAAGTTATTTAAAAAAATTATAGTTGCAGAGCCATATATGGAAATATATAAAGAAAGTCGGAGAAGACTTAATATATTTTATGAAAAGACAAAAAAACCAGCCGGTGGTGAAGGTTTATTACTTTATAAGCCAGAAAATAAATGGATAAGATTTTATGTACTTAATTTAGGAGATTTAAAAGAAGGCTATGTATCTATGATAGCTGACCAACCTAATGTAAATACAAATAAAATGGAAAAAAATATTCAGATTTTTGCTGAAAAATATATAGGAAAAGTTGATAATGTAATTGGTACGCTATGGCAAGATGTTCAAACAATTATAAATGCTCATAATGTTCTAATTTCTGTAAAATCAGGTAGTGCTCAAACAGGAACGCATGAAGGACTAGTTGACTTAATTGATAAAATTAGTAAAGGAAAAGTTGAATAGATTTATGATATTATTAATGATGTCTTACAACGTGACAAAGCACTTGCTCAGAAGGGATCTGGACGACGAGATAGAGTATATGATGATGATGAGAGCAAGAAAAAAATAGCATCAATGATATTTAAAAGTTCTGAAAAGAAAGCTAGAAAGGAAATAAACTTTACTCTCTAGCAACTGAAAAAAGCTGGAAATGTGCTTATTTAGATTCAAAAAGAAATTGAAGCATCAAATTAATAAATAAGAGATAAAAGGAGATAATAATATGAAAGTATCTTATGCAAATATAAAATTAAAGGTTAATACGTCTACTGAGACATTCGACTTTGGCGGGCAGTAGATAGAAGTCCTTCAATATCTTCCCGCAAGAGATAAACATGATTTATTAATTTCTACACTTGAAAAAGCAAAAGATCCTAGTGGAATTTATAATGAATTTAAATTAAATCTTTACTTTGAATTAAATCTTGTATATATGTATACAAATATTGAATTTTCACAAGAAGATAGATAGAATGAATTAGAAATTTATGATAATTTAAAATCAAATGGATTTTTTGATATGTTTTTTCAAGTATTAAACGAAGATGAATACAATTAGCTATTTGAGTTATTAGGGGTTATGAAAGATAATGAAATTGAATATACTCTAAGTGCGGGCGGTATAATCAATCGTTTTATTGATGATTTACCAGCAAATGCGGAAGCAGCAGCAAAGATTGTTAATGAGTTTGATCCACAGAAATATCAAGCTGTAATTGATTTTGCAAACGCCGCAAATGGAGGACGCAATTTTAAAACAAACTTACCCACATAGTAATTATATATAAAAACAAAAAGGGGATAACCTTATTTTATTATAAGGTTATCCCCTTTTATTTTTTATATACTACAAATTTTATTTATAGAATTATTTAACTTTGACCTTTTTAAAATTTTCCTGATTCTCCAAAGCCGCCTTCTCCTCGTGCGGTTTCTGAAAGATTTTCTGTTTCATAAAAATTCATTTCTATAAAAGGTAAAAGAATCATCTGTGCAATTCTTTCATGGGGTTCAATACTTTGCATTTCATCTGTATCATTATGTACTGCTATTATGTATTCTCCTCGATAATCGCTATCACAAACACCTACACAATTTGCTGGCCGAAGTCCACGCTTAGTAGCAATTCCAGACCTGGGGAAAATTGCTGCAAATGTATGTTGAGGAAGTTCAAAAGATAATCCAGTTCCAATTTTTATAGTTGAATGAGGCGCAATATCAATAATTTTATCGGTCGCCGCATATAAGTCATAACCAGCTGCATATTCACTTCCTCTTGTCGGAAGTTTAGCTAATTCATTTAATTTTTTAACATTAATTCTAATTCCATAATAATCAAGCATATCATTCTACCTCATAATCAATATTAACAATAGATTCAGGTTCCTTAATATCATTAAATAGCTTTGTCAAAGAAAGCTTCCAATATTCATCAATGACTTCGCCTTTTGATTTACGTTCTTTATGCTCGCTTGTATATTTACTAAGTGTGTAAGAAACATCATTTTTGGCTTCCTCAATTGCATTTGTTGCTTCTGCTTCTGTATCAACTCTATAAGTTTCAACTGTACTAACTAAATATTTTGACATATTTTTCTCCTTTAAATACAATTAATAATTAATTCATTACTACTATACTTTTTAATTTCTTCTTCTTGAATTTTTTTAATTATTCCTTTTGCATAATATTGAGAACCAGATAAGTCAATCTGATTAATTTGATATTTTTTAGCTAATAAGATAACATCTTTGGGTAAATTATCAATAGATGTTTTTATGACCTAAATTTTATTTCCATCTTCATAAACATAAAAAATTTGCTAAATATCAAATGGTCTTAAAATACCTATAATTTTTTTCATGTTATTATAATCTCCTTTAACATTGAATAACCCAATCATCGCAGTTGAATAGATAATATAAAAAAGCTTCATTGTTAATTTTTATCCAAATTTCCCAAGCTGTATTAGTATTATCTTTTTCAATAGAAAGAATAGTTCCTCTTTCTTTTAAAAGATCAATCAATTCAGATACTGCAATTTTCGGTGGATTAGGATTTAATTTTGAATATAAATGAAAGACAGTGAAGTCATATCTTTCTCTACATAATAACATCGCATATTCATCTAACTGTTGATTAAACCAATCTTCTAATGTAGCCTTTTTTGTTTCTAAATCAGATTTCGTAATATTTTTTTGCTGAAGCATTATTTGTTTATTAAAATCATACAATGTTCCTAATGAAACATTATGTTTATCAGTTTTATTCATTAGAAAACTCCTTTATTATATTATATAAAATTTTTTATTAAAAATCAACTGTACGATGTAAAATTCGTTGATTTTTACTTCCTCGTAATTCAAGAGTAAGATCTTTTTCAGCTTCTATAAAAGGCCCATCAATTAGAATATCAATTTGAGATAATATATTTTTTATTCTTGGGTCTTTTTTCTTTTGCAATTCTTCAAGGACATATCCAGTCCAAACAAAAATTTTAATATGCGGGAATGCTGCTCTTACACTTGTAATTATATTATTAACTTCATCTAAATTTTCTTCGCATAAAGGTTCTCCGCCTAGAACTGAAAAGTTTCTTGTGATACCATTAGCACAAATGGCTTTAATTATTTGTCCTCGAATATCAGAAGGAAGCTCTTTTCCGCCGTCAAAATCCCAAGTCTATGAATTAAAACACCCAGGACAATGATGCGGGCAACCTTGAACAAAGAATGATACACATACTCCTTGTCCATTAGCAAAATCATTAGTAATTAATCCCGCATATCTATCCATATTTATTCACCTGCTAACTTTTCTATTAGTATTGCTCCTATTGAATTACCAAATACAATACAAATAAACTTAAAAATATTTAGTAAAGATAAATTAAATAATAAATAAGGAAAATCTGCTATACAGTGTTCTGCGCCAATTAATATAAAAATCATAATAGCAAATACCGTTAATATAGTTTTTTTATTTTTAACAGCAAAATGAATTAATGCTCCACAAAAGCAAGCATTGATAAATAATGTTAATGTGCTTTTCGCAAATTTAGATGCGGCGGCTGCAGATATGATACTTACATAGTTCTAGTTTCCTAGCGCATATAGACCTACGGTTGCCGCAATTCCAATGCAATTAAAAATTAATACAATTAATACAAATAATAAAAATTTCCATTTCTATTTTTTAGAGAAATATCCAATTTTACCAGTATACAAATAAAACTGCATTTGAATTATAGTTAATAATCCAAAACTAAATAATAATGCTCCTAAGGCTGGGTACTCAGATTGAGAGTTAATTAAAACTCCCAATCCAATAAGTATTCCAGCAAGGATAGATTTTTTAATAGTATTCATTATTTATATCCTCTTAACAAAGATGAATGTTTAAATCGCATTTCGGTTTCCTGTTGCTTTCCAAGATTAAAAGCCGTTTTGTAATCACCTGTTAAATATCCTGTCACTCGTCTAAGCCTTTGTATAGACTGGCCACCGCACATAGGACAAGTATCATTTATTTCTCCAGTATAACCACAATCTAAACATAAATCATTTGGTACATTTAAAGCAAAATATGGAATATCTTTATCCATAGCATAGTTAACAATTTGCTCTAAGGCATCTGTGTTATGTAAGATCCCACTATCCAATTCTACATAAGTAATGCATCCTGCACTTGAATATCCAGTTAATTGACTTTCAATATCAATTTTTGTGAAAGGATCAATTTCTTTCCAAACTGGTACATGAATACTGTTAGTAAAAAATTCTTTATCACTAACATTTTCAATTATACCATATTTTTTCTGAAATTTCTTCATAGCGGTATAACAAAGATTCTCGGCCATTTATACCCTCGGTTTCCCGATATTTATTAGGGGATTAGACTATATTATCATCTTATTATTCTATTACCAAATAATAAGAGCCTTGTCTTTCGTTTCTTTATGAAACTACTCTACTCACTTCTTTATATAAATATTTCTATTTATACTATGCTTTCGATAGTCGTTAGAGAACAAAACCATTTTTTTCATATTCGGACAAATATCTAAAATAATAACCGCATCGAGGTTTAGTTTTTACATTATGATTACATTGATTTAGTATTGTAGTTTTAGTCACTCCAATACATCGAGATGCTTCTCCTACTGAACCATATTTATTTAATAAATTTTTATTCATGTCAAAACAACACACATGAATAGATTGACTATCATTCCAACTTTTATCATTAACTTGCAGTTCATCATCAAAAGCTGCTTTAGTATTCTAGGAAACAGTTCCCCATTTTAAATTATTTAAATTATAATTTGTTTTATCATTATCCAAATGCATTACAACTGGATAATTATTAGGATTTGGAATATATGCTTTTGCAAGTAAAACATGAATTCTTCGTTGTTTATTTCCATCTGGAAAAGTAATTCCACAGCATACGTATCCTGTTGCTTTATTTATAAAATTTGTTTTTGGATAATAGAAATTATTGCCATAATCTTTATATACTTTTCCTGTTGGAGTAATATAATCAGTTTCACTGCCATCAATTAATTTCATCTATTCATTAATTTTATTGATATGAATTAATTTCTATGTCATATTTCTTCTAGCCATATAATAGAAAACTCCTTTCTTATCTTCTATTATATTTTAAAATTTATTATACACGATTACACATCTTTGTCCAATATTTTTTATAGTTTTATCCTACGGGATTACCATGCCTTTCGGTTTAGGCTTTCTTATCAACTTATTACGTTTGCCCGTTTAACAAGGTTGTTTTTTCACATAATTACTTATGCGACTCCCAATCCGAGTAGTTTAGGAGTATAATAAACACCAAAATTAAGTTTATATCTTTGTTTATATTCTGCACATCTATCTTTAAATAATTGTTCAATACGTTTAGCAAGTTCCATACCTTCATCTGTTGTATGGTCTTTACCAATAAGTATCTGTAATGTTTCAGCAAGACCAAGCTGTCCAATAACTATAGTACCATGTTTCATAGCACCAAAAATGCCTTCTTCTTCATTATATCCCATCATAGTTTTATTTTCCCACATAAACTTTGCGGAAGCTGGATCTTGTGAACAAATATAATTAAATCTTTCAAGAAGCATATCTTTAGCTTCTTCAATTTTTTTATCAAGTAATTGCATAAAATTATTGATAGTATCTTCTTTTAATGGACTTATTAATGCAGCTTCCATCGCAAGAGTTGGCATAATAATCGTTACTGGACAAATATTGCCACGACCATCTTTACGTTGCGGATTCTGGCCTGGTTCGGCATTAATATCGAACCCATTGGCTGTACGACATCCCATTGTGCTGAAATATGTGGTTGGATCATTCCTGTCATAACCCGCATTTCCGCTCCAATCAACATTAGCATAATTCGGATAAAGTCTTTTTGCTGTTGATTCAAGAGCAAGTCTATATAAATCATAATTTGGTGTATCTGGCTCTTTATTTACGCCTTTCATAACTTGAAAAATACCACAAGGAAAAATTGGTGTTTTATGAAATTTACCATTCCCTTTAATACTACCTTCAAGAAGTGCTTTAATAACCATTCTACCTTCAGGAAGCGTACAAGTCCCGTAATTTATTGAAGTGAATGGCAATTGATTACCACTACGTGACTGGAGTGTATTTAAATTATGATAGCACCCTTCAACCGCTTGTTGAAGTTCTTTAGTTGTCATATCCATAGCATATTGATATGCTTTTGGATATTCTTTATACTTGTCTGAATCAATAGATAAAATATCATTAAAATATCCAATAGCAAAATTAATATCAGTAGCATTTTGAATATATTTTATTCCATCTTTATAATGTTTATAAAAACTTTTTCTTACATATGGTACCATAGTCCAGTCCAAATGAGTTGCCGAAACACCGCCAAATTGCTGTAAAGACTGAAGCTGAAAAATTACTGCCACTAATTGAAAAGCAGTATTAATTGAATTAGCTGGTCTTACATCTGTTTGACGAGTATTGAAACCATTAGCTAAAAGGTTGTCAAAAGGAACAGATAAACAATTATGCATACCAACTGCATATGCATCTAAATCATGAATATAAATTTCATTATTTAAATGATTCTCTCTAGCCATTTTAGACATACAATTATCAAGTGCATACTGTTTGGCAATTATTGAATCAAATTCACCGCGGCGACCGCCAAATGAATGCTCATCAACATTAGCATTTTGATTATCAATACGAGTTCCTGTGAGCTTTTCACGTGCCGCCCGCATCATATCATTATTCCATTTTCTTTCTTTTGTTCTTAATTCCCTATATTTAATATATGCTTTAGCAACATCTTTTCTTTTAGTAGACATTAATCCATTTTCAACTAAATCTTGAATTTCTTCAATAGATAACGGTTTAATTTCATCTTCACAATAACCTTCAATATAATTTGCAATATTTTCAGCTTTTGTTTCTGCGTATTCTGAAATTTCACCATCAACCGCTTTAAAAGCTTTTAAAATAGCATTTTTAATTTTGTTAGTGTCAAACGGCATTTGTCTGCCATCTCTTTTGATTACATAAATCATAGTATATCCTCCTAAGTAGATAAAATATTTTTAGGGTTACTATAATATTTAAAATTATCTTAGTATAATTATTTAGTTTTGTCCATAGTTAATTCTTTATATTTATTTAAGTACCAAATAGCTTTATCTATATCTTCAATGCCATTTTTATTTTTAGTTCGCCAAATATATTTAAAAGCATTACATAAACAAAAATCTTTTACTGCTTCAGTTCCTTGAGATGAGATCATTGCATCAATACATTCAATCCCCCCATTGGCATAATGGGGAGGTTTATTTATCATATCAATTTGAGTTTTATTATAATTCATAAAATACCTCACTGAATTCTTTCATGTTCTAATGTCATATTTTTACCATTAATATCTACAATTCTATATAATTGATGAGTAGATGTTGCTTTATAAGTTTTGGCTACAAATGTGTCTTCTCGTCTATATCCAGTTACCATAATCTTAGTGCCTCGAGAAAACCAACCCTTTTCCAAAACCTTTTTACTACCATCTGGCTGTACCTCAGAAATTTGACGATTATACATCGCATAATATTCTTTAGTAAATTTTACATTTACAACTCCATCTGTTGTTAAAATATTTACAGATGCTTTTGTGTTATTTTTACTAATAATTGTACCTGCAATTTTATATAATTTAAAAATAGGAATATCCCTACCCGCTCTTTTAAAGAAATAATCTACCTCTGGTTCATATGATAAAGTTGAAAAATTAACAATACCATATTTATATTTATCAATATTAGATAATTCATGTTTATGATAATAAAAACATAAACTTTCCATTTCCCAAGCAGATATATTTCCAGTTGCATATTTATTCCATGTTTCATTAAACAATAAATTATTATATTGTTTTAATATTTCTTCTTGGTTTTCTTTTAACCAACTTCTAGCTGCATCCATTTCTTTTTTATAAATTTTATCCCATTTAGTTTGAAGGATACAAGTAATTCCGTTAATAACATCAAGTTCATTTAAATCATAATATTGTGAATAAAAATTTAATGAATCTTCATCAAATACATAATATTTACCAACTTTCTTATTATCTTTAAGAAATTTATTAAATACAAATGTTTGCTTTTGCTTATTTAATTCTTTTGGTACTAATCCACTTTTTAACAATCCATTAAAATTTTGCAAGGTTAATCGCTTCTTTGGGTCGCAAACCAATGATACATAATAAGCCATAATTGCGTATCTTGGATTTTCTTTGCAAATTTCTGATGCCCATTCATTATCAATTTTATCAAAAGCTCCTGACTTAATCAAAGATACCATTTGAGTTTTATTTAATGGACACCTATTCATAAAATCAATAATTCCTGCATATGGGCGGCCGCCAATGATCTTATCAATAACTGGTCCACCGATTTTATTAACACCTTTTAAACCAAACAAAATTTCATTATTTAATTCATCCGGCTCAAAACTAAAACCAGATTTATTAATGTCAATTAATGATACTTTAATTCCTCTTGATGTTATATCTCCAATAGCTTTAGCTAACTTACTATAATCTGTAGATTTATCTTTTGTATTTCCATCGTCATCATCATCTTCTTCGCTTTCAAGAGATGCACTATTAACAATAAGACAGGCTGTATTCCAATAAATTGGATTCCAATTTGTTGCAAGATATATAGTCTGAACTCCAATAAATGAATAAGCCAGTGCATGAATAACTGAAAACGAATATCCCATCTGAGGACCAATTCCGCACTCCCAAACATATTTTCCTAAAGCAGGACTTGTTGCTCTATCTAATACCTGTTGATGTAACTCTGGAATTTTTGCCATTTGTTTTTTACCAACAATTTTTCGCGCGGCATTTGCTTCTTTAAGTGTGAAATTACAAATATTTTCATCCATTAACATTCGCATTAATTGCTCCTGTGATGGCGGAACTCCGTAAGATTGTTTAAAATATGGCTCAAGAGTTTTTTGTTCTTTAACAGTAAGTCCTGCTCTACACATTTCGAGATACCAAAAATCAATATTGTTTTTAAATTCAATATATTTTTCCATTGGTGTTTGCTGTCCTTTTTCTGCGGTCATAAGACGCATTAAACCATTGGCATCTGCCATTTCAAGGATATTTGTCGGTTTAATCTTTTTTGCTGCTTGAGAGCCGACATCTGAATCAAACTGAAAAATATTTAATACGCTACCTTTTTGTAGAGCTTCCCATATTTCTTTTTTATCTAATGGTAAAACTTCGGGATGAAGATATTTATTATAAACTTCTCTTAATGTTAAATTACTATCAATTTTATTATATTTTTGAAGAAGTCTAATTGTTTCCGCAATTTTATCCTGTACCTCTGTTACTAAGAAATCATATTTTGTCATACCACAAGCCTCATCCATATGAAGATCCCATTGAGTTATAATTTCTCCTTTTGGAGTTTTCATAAAACATCCAAATTCATATGGATCTTCATCAAACAAAATTACACCCGAAGCATGACTTGAACGCTTATTAATAATTCCTTCTATTGCCATCGCAATATCCAAGAGACCAGGATATTGATTTATTTCTGTAATAAAAGGCGTTACTGGTTTTCTATCTTTATCTTTATTTCCATTAACAACATCTTTAAGGGGCCATAAAAAACCTCTTTCACTTGGAATTAATGATGACAAATATTGTCCTGTGTCTACGTCTATTCCGTCTGGGAAGTCTTCTGATCTGTATCCTCTACATGCGGTAAGGACAGCACTCTTTGTTCCCTCGGTTCCGAAAGTGGCGATAAGCGTACATCCAAGATTTCTTTTTGATTCATCATCAATTTCGCTGATAAAATTTGCACCTCGTTCCTCCTTTATTTTCTGAAGAATTAATGGGCGCTTTGATGGACAAAGATCAATATCTATATCTCCTAATTCAACACGTTCTTTGTTGAGATAGCGCCAGAATGGAAGATCCCATTTAATGGGATCAAGCTGAGTAATACCAAGTAAATAATGATTTAAACCTGAGCAAGATGAGCCTCTACCCGCACCAACTGTGCTGCCACATTCCCAAAATAAATCAACATAATGCTGAAGAACAATAGGATAACGAAACATATTGGTTTCAAGTTTTTCACTAATTGTTTTTTTAATATCAGCTTCTTCTTCAAGTCTATTCCAATATTCTTTTGTATTTTTACCTTTTTCAAACAAAGAAAAAGTGCATTCATTAACCCAATATCTTTCATATATATCATCTGATTCAAACATATTTGTTAAAATAGGATAATCATTTTTTAAAATATTTATACTTTGTAAGCTCCAAGACACACCATTAATGTTTTTATCAGATAATTTGGGATAATCTTTAACTTTTACTTTTGGAATAGTTTGTTTATGTGCTATACTATAGTTTTCAATTTTATTATAAATTTCATATGAATTATTTACTAACTCATCATAATCAAGTTCAGATGGAGTAATATTTTCTTTTATATCATTTTCGTCCTGAAGGTACGCATACTCATAAAATGCATCAACTTCACGTTCTCCACCTTTTGAATTAAGATATGCTTTATGAACATATCTGTCTTCTTTTTTAAGATAATGAGCATCTGACCCAAGAACCATCTTACATTTAAATGCGGCGGCCACAGATTTAAGACGTTTATTAACCGCAATCTGTTCTGTTGACTGGCCTGGTGCGCATTCAATATAAAAATCTTCACCAAAAAGTTTTTTACACCATAAAATAAAATTAACAATATTATTATGTGCTTCTGTGATACCTATTGTATCATCATGCTTTTCAGCTTTAATAAGATTTAAAACTTGAGAAGACACCTGCCCGCCAATACACGCTGTTGTTGCAATTAATGTATTTGGATATTTATTAACAATTTCTTCAAGATCTGCATAAGTTGTTGGAACTCTTTCAAGACCTCTATCCCAATAACTGTTCATCCACGCTCTTGAAGATAATTCTCTTAATGCTCTAAAACCAGTTTTATCTTTTGCAATTAAAATAAAATGATAATACTTTTGTCCCATTTCACGATTTGGAGTTAAATATATTTCATTTCCTAATGCAACTTTAAAATCTGGATGCTCTTTTAAAATATCTTGAGCATAAAAATTTGCTTTGGGGGCACCTGAAAGACATTCGTGATCTGTTAATGCAATACCACTTAACCCAATTTCTATTGCTCTATCAATGAGTGTTGGAATTTTATTAATACAATCCAATAATCGTATGTTCGAGAACTCGCTATGAGAATGAACCTCAAACCTTTTTGCCATCACTCTACCTCTTTCATTTATATTATATATTTATATTATAATATAATAAAATAAAAAAGTCAAGTGGGAATCCCCACTTGACTATACAAAAAATAAATATTTAAGCTACACTGTCCATTGGAATACCCTCCATAATTACTATTGAAGTGTTTACGGGTTACAATTTACTTAGCCCATTGGACTGTACCTCTCTTTCATAATATTTATTTCCTACAATTATATTATACAAAAAATTTTTTTATTTGTCAAATTTTATTTAGTAGATATTTCTACCCCTTTTAATATACAAAGAATATCATTTGAAGGAAAAGCTCTTTCTAACGCTTTAGTTATTTCTGCCGCCGTGTCAATAGGAATATAATTAGGATCTATAGTTGCTACTATTGTATCATTAGGACTTATCTATATTGTATCTAAATCAAAAAATAGATCATTATTATGTAAATAGTCCGTTTTAACATTAATTCTCATATTGGATATTTTAACTCCTTACATTTGTATTTATGAGTAGTAAAGTAATTTTGTAAAGCTATTCTTTCACTACATGGATTATTTGGAGCTTCATATACTATTAAAACAATAGTATCTTTATTAAATTTATTTAAACAAAATTCAAACGCTTTTATCATTTTATCAAAATCAACAGTTTCAAGTAATTGTCTATATTCCTGCATTGTTGGACAATTACCTTTTAATATTTCTTTTTCTTCACAGGGACAATAATGCGTTCCCTGGGACTGGACTATAAGAGGTTCATAGCGGAGACCGCATATTATCCCTCTTTTATCTATATAATATTCTTTTCCTATTGGCGGTTTAAACCATTCGGGATCTGATAGACAAGTTGATATAGGTATCATATTTTGTTTAAAATTACGAATTTGATAAAAATAAGATGTATATATTTTCATATTATTTTAAAATTAAATAAATTCCATATTTTTACAATAAAAACTACAATAGGGTAAAATTTTTTCATAAAAATCTTTTTTTGCAATATTTGAAGATATTTTAACTTTATAAAATCTATATCCTCTTATATTTGAAGCCATATGAACCCACTGCCATTGTTCATTAGTTATAGAATCTTTCCAAATAAGTTGATTATAAGATTTACGAATTAATTGATATTGAGGATATTTATTCATATAATTAATTGCCTATGTTTGCGTATTTGTAATAATCCCACATATTATATGTTGATTAGAACAAGGATATGATTGTCCTGTTTGTGAATTAAAATAATTTATATAATATTGTTTTTCTTCTTTTGATAACGCTGTCATTATTATATTTTTTTACCTTTTTTATTTATATACATATTTAATTTGGAATTTTATTCATTGTATCCACAATATTCATATATTCTTCATATTTCTTATTAATCCAAGCAATAAGTTCTTCTGTTGGTTTATCATTATATATATTATTATATTCATCCATTTCTTCATCTGGTATTAGATTAAGGACAACTTTCATTTTATTAATAAAAATAATTACATCTTTCATTTTTTTACTCCATTAAATAATTTTCATCTTCATATTCTTCCCAATCATCAACTTCATAAGAAACTATTCTTGATTCAATAAAATCAGATTCCTCTTTAATTCTATTTAAAATATCTTCATACCATTCAAAATCCTCATTAGACATTTCATTTTCACTTATATTCTTTAAGTCATAAAATCTTTTTTGTTCATCTTCAGTTAAAAAATTATTTAAATTAATATGTTTTTCAAGAATAAAAGTTCCTTTACAAAATTTAGTTTGAATATATTTCATATTTACCTCACTAAAACTAATTTTTCACTTGAACGAGTACAAGCTGTATATAACCATCGAGTATGTTCTTTTTTATCAAAAGGAAAATTTTCTTCAAGAACGACGACTTTAGGCCATTCACTACCTTGAGATTTATGAGTTGTAATTGCATATGCATACGCAAATTCCTTTGGAACAATATCGCCATATTTCGGACGCAATTTTCCTAATCTATAAGATAGCTTCCAATCACAACATTTTTCACCAGTCAAAATCATTTTTTGATCCATATCTACTGATATATATATATCATTTGTATCTGGAATAATTAAATCACTTGTTAACACATCAAATCTTCTTATATTACTTTTTATAAACCTTGGAATTTCTCTCCATGTTTGGAAACTATCTTTAAGAATACCGATAGTACCATTAATAAGCGGGTCTTCATTCATACTAAAATCTTCCCAATAATTTCTTAAACAAATCATTTTATCTCCATCAACAGGATAATTAGGATAGTTTAATAATTGTCTCATTTGACTATTAATAGTTTGACGTTTAGCATTAGTTGCAGTTAGTATTTGGTCTCCCCACTGAAGAACTCCGGTATTAAGTTGGGAATAAGGAATAATCTTTACTTCTTTTCCATCATAATAATCAATTGATTCACCATTTCTTATTTTCATTGTAAGCTGAATAATTTCAGATTCTTGTGCCTGCCGCATAATTTCATCAAGAAAAACGTGCGGATGATCTAATAAATGATTATCTTCATCTTTTTCTATTGGCGGAAGCTGACCTGGATCACCTAAACAAATTACATATACATTATGAGTAAATAATAAATCTATTAAAGTTTTTGGAGCCATACTAACTTCATCAACTACAATAATTTTATAGTTTATATTTAGTTTAGGTTTTTTAAAAAAACCACCCGTGGGTTTTGGAATTGATTCATATAAAAGTTTGTGTAGAGTACAAGCATTTTTATTTCCTTTCTTACGAAGTACCTCTGCAGCTTTGCCCGTAAAAGCACAATAACACACATCATCTTCATCAACATCTAATGCTTCAATAATAAAACGTACTAGCGTGCTCTTCCCACTGCCAGCGTATCCGCTAATTACCGTATATTTTTTTCTAGCTTTATATCTATTTATCGCAATTAACAATCCTTCAGATTGTTTTTTAGTTAAAATCATTAATTATGTTCTCCCATCGCTTCATTTAAAAGTTCAATAAAATGGGCTATATCTCTATTTGCTCTTGTGCTATATGTCATCCAATCATGATGACGACAACCTGGATTTGAATTTGTCTGATCTCTTAAATATTCATATTCAGCCATATTTTCTCTTGCTCTAATATATCTATATACTAAAGAATCATATAAATATCCATTCGCAATTTTTATATTTATAAATTCCTCTCCATTATCGAAGAAAATTACTTTTTTATTTTCCATAGCTTTTATTAACTCCATTCTTCATTTTTTTCAATTTCTGAAAAAGAAGTCCAACCTTCTATTTCATTTTCTTTCCAATACGAATATTGTTCTCCACCTGCTTCTTCAAATTCCCAATATTCTTTTGAAGTTTTATCTAAATAAAGATAAGCATTTACAACATAATATTTTGGAAAGATTCCTTTTATAGATTTTATAAGAATAGTCGTTCCCGGTTCAGGGGGCTTTTCTTTTAATGTAAACCATTTCATTTTTATATCATTCCTTTTTTTTCTATATATATTATAACAAATTTTTATAAAAAAATCAAAAAAAAGAAAAATGCGATGGAAAAAAGTCCAAACGCATTTTTGATTTCAGATGAACGAATGTCTGCGCCCCGAGTCATTAAGAATAAGATTTTACTTCTAATAAATCTAGAGAATCTGCTATATAAGAGGCGCATGAGTAACAAATTTCAAGATTAGATAATTCAATACCACTTTTTAATTGTCCTATTTTTTTTCCCTAATTCATAATAAACACATATTTATTAATAGGCATTTGTACTGTTATAAAACTATCTTCTTTAGGTATCTCCTTTTTGCATATATCACATTTATGAATAATCATTTTTTTCTCCTTAAAAGAAATATTTAGATGAATCTATAATTTCATAATCCTACATTATAAGCTGCGGATAAACGTTATTATTCCATTGGTTTGCATTACATTTGCAAATTGCATTGAGTTCTAAATACCCTGTTGTTGTGAATTTTTCGATTTCCTATTCAGTTCCGCCAAATTTTATAATAGATAATCCATTAGGTAAATTAAATTTTAAAGTATTACTTTTCATTACCTGAAAATTAGAATTTGTAATTTTAAAATTAATATTTACATAAGCCCTGTCAATATCTTGTCCCCAATAGTCATTCATTTCTGCAATATCTAAAATTGTTTGGTTATTATTATCTCTTTCTTTAAAATCATAATCAACTCTATAAATAGGTTCAACAGAAACATCTTTTAAAAGATGGTCTATTCGAGAAAGAAAATTATTAATCTAATTCCCTTGGACACTTAAGCCCGCAGCATTCTAATGTCCTTGTACATAGACTACCTATGGACAACGTTCAAGAACTTCTTTAAAATTATTAATACCAGTTTTAGTATATCCACGCATTGAACCCTCATAAGTTTCTTTTCCATTTCTATTGGTTCGAGTTAATAAACAACATGGTCTTTGGTATTTTGCCATAAATTTATTTGCAATTAAACCACGAATTTCTGTTGGAATTTGACCAGGCTCAAGAAGAAATAAAAGAATTTTATGATCTAACATATGATTAGTTTCAATCATTTTTTCTAACATAGTTAATCCAGCATCTTCTGCTCTTGTTTGTCTATTCTTAACATTTGTAACTGTTCTAACTGCTTGTAAAACTAATTTTTCTGTTTCTCCTAATTTATGCCCGCGCTTATTTGAAAGAATTTCTTCAAAAGCCTTATGATTTAACATAGAATTAAAAAGTAATTCTTTCTAATTTTGAGTGCCACTTCTTGTAATGGCATTAATAAAAGGAACAATAAAAAATGCTGCTCCAATTGATGTACAAGCGGCGGCCGCATCAGAGGGCACATAATCTGCCTTGGATAAAGGAAATGAATTTTTATCAAGCATATAATCAATAAAAGGATTTTTAATATTCTATTTTTTAAATCCTTTTGTAATAAGATAGCGAGTTTCAAATGAACGTAAAGACATCATATCTCCGCAGTTCCCAAGAGCAACAAGATCAAGAAAATTATCCGCATAATTTACTTCTAATATAGAATCTAAGTATCTACAAAACTGCCAAACAATTCCAACACCAGATAATTCTTTATTAGGATAATCAGAAAGTTGATTATTAATAGTCACCGCATATTTACTAATTTCATCTGCTAAATGGTGATCTAATACTAATATACCAATTCCTTTACGATATAATTTTTCATGGTATTTATAATCATTACTACTTGAATCTGGACAAATCACTAATGAATAATAATTTGAAATTTTATCCATACAATCAGACAAACCATGTTGTTTGCTATCGTGCATAATCCAATTTAAATGATTATTTACCCAAGTAGGAAATATTTTATATAAATAATTAATTAAAAGTGCAGCAGATGTATATCCATCACAGTCGCAGTCAACTATAATAATTGCATTTTTGTCTTTTGAAATTACGTTTAAAAGTAATTTTAATCCTTGATATAAATTTTCTTCACCTAATGATAAAGGTGAATTAATGTCCTAATCTGATAAATTAATATAATGTAAAATATCCTTTTCCGCAATTCCTCTATTATACAGAATTTGCTGAATTGCTGAAAAGTTTTTATTTGGTTGATTTATTAATTCATATTTCATTTTAATTCAACCTCCCCAAAAGGAAGCCAGTCTGCTATTGCAATATGACACCCGAATATTTTTCTTGGAGAGTGTTTTAAATTTCCTTTTAAAAGAAATGATGATTCTTTTTCTATTTGTAAAAAAGTGTCTTCATTCATAAGAATAATAGGGTATTCATAATTTATTATTGTATTAATT